GAAGTACTGTCCATACTGCTCGAGATCATAAGCCTCACCTTCCACAGATTTCGCAAATAGTTCTGCGATTATTTTAACCTCTGCTTCTGTTGGCTCTTTTGGTCTGAAGTCACCTAGGTTGTGTAAACCATGTGTGTCGATTGCGGCTCTCTCTGCCTCATCTAATGCACGTTCTCTTCTTGACCATTTTGATGTTGAGTAGTCAGCATAACCACCTTTAGTTGTTTTAGTAATTCTAAAATCAACACCTTTCACATAATCAGTTGGCATTTCTTCCATCTCTGGATCCATTAATGCTCCTCTGATAATGTTAAAAATCTGAGGTCCAATTATAAATCTTCTTACTGGATTCTCAGGAGTTGAGTCCTCTGCTAGTGGATTTGTTGTAACAAAACCTTGGAAAATGTAACTTTTCTTTTTCCAATATTTTCTGCCCATGTCTTCCATGCTCTTGTCTTTGAACCATGGTCTAACTTCCGTTAGTACTGGACAAGTCTTGCCATACATTTCCATGCAAGGTACTTGCACTGTAACTGGTCTAGAATCAGTCTGACCTTTAATACCTGCGAAAGGTAATTTGATCATGTTTCTCTCAGTCCAGAAAAATGTATTATTTGTATCCTTATCGGGTAAGAATCGTACTACTGCTTCTGATCCTTCTGCTATATTCCAATGTGGATAGATGGCGTTGTCTCCGCCTGTGTTGGAAGTGGAGCGATTCACTTCTTGAGATTTTAACTTCGCTCTTATTTCAGCCAATGATGCCATAATGTAAGCCTCCTTTATTGTGCCTATGTTTGTTGTTGCCTAAATGTATATCAGACATATAGTACATAATATACAACTATATTTATCTAATGTCTACTACTATTATTGGTAAAAGTATACTTTATTTGAAAACATTCGTCCGCCATTTTTCATGTAATGGCCCAGCCTGTTTGCGATCTATATGGAAAGGGGTGTCCTGAAGATGTGCTTCGATGACCTCAATTGGTTCGCTTAGAACATCAAAGTCTATGGTTGAAACGTTCCAGTTGGGAAAACATTGCTCTGTATACAATTTGGTGTATTGATATTTGATGTCATCCGGACACGGTTCATTCATAAAATACCTTTGACTTAACCTAAATGAGTTGCTTATTACAACTAAAACCTGTAATTGTTCAGTAAGTCGTTTAAATTTTTCTTGATCTTCAAAAAGCGTTTGCCATACCCCAAACCAGTGGGTAATCCATAAATCATTTTCCTGGTTATTTGTAGTACTTTTAAGTATGCCATTGTCTATGTCATTGATAAAAAAATTAAGTGACTGACTGTGGGCATTAGGATTATTTTGCGAATAGTATTCTGTCAGTTTATCAAAAGTCTGGCAATTGGCACACGACATACTGGCACCGATCATGTTTGCCAGATGATTGCCGCCAGTCCCTGGATAAAAAATTACAAGGTTTCTCATTATCTTCTTATAGATAATATTTAATATTAGATTGTGTATGATGCTAGATTTTTAATTCTATCTATTTGGTTATCGTATGCGATCTCTTCTTCTGAATAGAATTCTTCTAGTTGTAGTCCAGCAAGTTCGATTGCATCTTTCAGTGTGTATTCTTCATCACCTACTTTGAACTTGTCACCTGCTTTCATGCCTGCCGCTTTGGCTTTCTGCACTGCCTGAGCAAACTGATTGCCTTCGTTAGTTCTGTCTGTGTATCCTGGTGTACCTGATTTCATTCTTTTGTAAGCAGTTGTGTTCATCATCTTATCTGCTTTAGTGACATCTAATTTGGTTGCGTTCTCTTTGTCCTTCTTTTCTATTTCAGGATCTTTTGGTTCTGTTGCATATTCGTCGATGTTGTTCACCCAATTCTCAAATGCTTCAGTCTCTTTGGCCTTGCCTTTTAAATCTTTCTTTGGTTCAAATGCACCTGGCTCCATCCTCACTTGGTCTGTGTATCCTGGCTCCGATTGCATTTTCTTGTAGTCGTCGATGTATCTCTTGGCCAACTGTACTGCGATCTTCTTGTTCTTGATGTAGTCTGGTGTTGGTTTAAATGTTGCTGAATTTTCCTGTTCCATCTCATCTGCCACTCTACTAGCGAAGTTTGCCACTCTGTCTTCCTCGCCTGATTTAGTCAACAGTCTTGATGCTATGTCCGACAGTATAGAACTCAACATTGTGTTCTTGTTTGTGAATTTTGTTACCTTCAACATCTTGTCTGCTGAATCGTCTTTCCTTAAAACTAATTTGCTGTCAGGATCATTTAAGAAACTTTGTACTACTGCGCCGTGGTCAACAGGTGGTTCAATAGGTGCATCGATTGGCTCTGCATCTGGCTCTAGCTCGTTCACTTGCTCTTCTTCTTTAGGTGCTTCTAGTTCACTCATTATTCTGTTTATGATTGGTAGTGCGTCTTCAACTCTGCTGTCTAGGTTAGTCATTGTGAACTTCTCTCTCATTTTGTTAACAGTTTCATCATCTAGTATTTGCTCTTCTGATGTTTTAAAATCTTTACTTGCGTTCTCGTAGTGTGCTTGGTTAGAAAGGTTCTTCATGTAACCTCTCAGGTTCTCTAGTTTTAATTTTGTCTGTTCGATGATGTCACCTGCGTTGTCATTCAACTGGTCCTTGTTGGTAACGTATCTTGAGAATGAATTTAGTTTTGCTATGTCTTCAGAAGTTGAAACAATGTGTTGTCCGAATTCGTCATGTGGTCTTCCGCCATTTGACACGTGTCTCATCATTGCTCTAGCACCTGCTAAATGAGTCAATGGATACTTGAATCTCTCTCCATCTTCGTTTTCAATGTATAGTGATTGTATCTGTCTTGATCTCGCACCTGGCACAGTCTCGTCAACTTTGCCTTTGTGTCTTATTATTAATTTTGTTTTGTTTAGGTTCTCGTACGAACGTTTTGCAGTGCCTGTTAGGCCTTCTGCTACTGCTTCGTTTTTCTTTTTGTCTTTGTCTTTGTCGTACAATGTAATTTTACTGTCATGAGGCATAGGTTTCAACTCAGTTTTTTCTCTGTCACCTTTTGGCTGTTTGCCAACTTGCATCATTGGTGCCTCGTTAACACCTGCTAATTTAGTGATTCTCGCTAGTTCTTCTGACATTTCATCAGTATTTACCGTTTTGTTCGTATCTGCAAGATTTTCATAGTCCTGCTTCGTTAGGTTGTTTTTAGTGATATCTCGCACATCAAATCTCATTTGATGCTCTACTGCGAAGTCTTTTAACTCCTTAAGGAACGCATACCATTCGTCTCTGCTGTCTTCGTCGATCTTGCTTACTAAATCCCTGTTGTAGTACACTTTCATGTTCTCACCGTCTGCTAGACTTATGCTCACAGAACCAAACGTGTCGGCATCTTCTTGGAATTCGAACTCAAAGAAAACAGCACTGCTTGGATCGGCTGTAGCGGCGCCATTCTTATCACCTAGTCTGATGTTTGAGAACTGTGATCTAATCTTGTTGAATAAATCTTCTGAGTTTTTAGGGTTCATATAGTGTATTTATTATCCTGTGAACGATCCAAATATGGGCATTGGTGTTATCTCGCTTGTCCTGTCTGTCCATTTCTCGAATATTTTAGGGTCAAAATCTGCCAACACCTTCATCATACGTGTCATTAATAAACAACTACTAACTAGATCGTCGTGCTGTCCTGGCTTGGCTTTGTATGACATACCAGATGCTACAAAATCTTTCATCTCAGAAATAAGCAATTTAGAGTTTATTTCTAATTTTCCGTTCTCAACAAGTTCTTTGAATTTTGTACATGCATCTATTTTGTGTTTTGCCGTAGTGTTGAACCCCCTTCTAAATTTACGTCTGTGTCCTTTTCTGATAGGCTCTGATAGGAACATTCCCATTATGTTTTCTTCGCCAATGTCCATGACCCTCATCAGTGCCGCTTCACCTATAGAGTTGTTCTCCATGGAATAGAATATTTGTGGAGTTGCTGTTGTGTCTTTCTCCATGATTGTGTCGTGTATATGTTTTGTTATACCTTGCAGTATTTTAACTTGCTTGTTCATTGGCGTCATGTTGTGATGCCATTCACCTATTTGTTTGAAAGTAGGCAGTTCAAAGATTTGTATTGCGGCATAGTCACCTCCCGTACCCATACTTGGATCAAGTGACACCATGTACGTGTGACCTGGTTTAGGATGTGCAAACCATCGTACTTGTCCTGTGGTATGTATTGGTGCATTGCCTTCTAGGTCGGCCAACGTAACACTGTCGATTAAGGTTTCATCAAAGATCAAGAATTCACATTCATGCTCCCGCCTAAATCTTTCGTCACCTATTCTAGCCTTCTCCGCTGTTGCCCATTTTTCGTCTCTGTCCGGGTGCTCCGACCAATGTGCTTTCATGGCATAGAACCCGTTGGTGCCTACGATCTTGTCATTTCCATATTCGTCAAATCTTTTGTTTGCTTCTTTCCAGATCAATGCAAACTGATCTTCGTCACTGTTGGGTGTACTCGTTATCATACACTTACCACCTGTTGAGAGGGTAGGTGATAGTGATGTCCAAAACTCTCTGGCTTTCTCAGGTGGTTGCACGAATGCAAACTCATCACAATAAACAAGTGTAAGGGACATACCCCGTCCTGTGTTTTCAGTTGTTGTAGTTGCTGATATTTTTGAGCCGTTGTCAAATTCTATACTGTTTCTATTGTATTGTGTTACGCCTGCTTTAATCCATGCTGGCAACATCTCATAAGCATAACGTACCCTTGACATGATGTCTGATGCACCTGCGTATTTGTGTGCCGCAATTAGTATCTGTGAATCTGGTCTAAACATAGCATACCAAATAAGGAAGCCTGAAGCACAGGTTGTTTTACCTGTCTGTCTAGGAAGCATGGCTATTGAAAATCTATGATCATTATAACTTTTAATCAGTCTCTCTTGATATGGGAAAGGCTCGAATGGCATAGATCCCTTTACCGGATGCTGTATCTTCATGAAGGTTTTCATAAAGAATAATGGTCCGGATGTTGTGTCCATGCATTTCTCAAGTTGTTCTACTTGAATCTTTGTATATTTGTGTTTCTTGTGCGCCTTCTTAATTTGGTCGCTATCTAATGATACATACGCCATAGTGTAGTATTTAACGCTGTAATGGGACTTGGAAAAGTATTACTTTGCTTCTTTGTCTTTAATGGCTTTTTTCATTGGTTCTTTTTTATCGCCATCTTTATCCATGTCTAAGAAGTCTGGTTTTGCCGCTTCTTGATATGCAGTTTTGAAACTTTCGTACTGTGTTCTAAGACTGTTAGCCAACTCTTCTTCAGTGATCTTGTCTTCAGCCGCCATTGGATTGTCAGCAGGAGAAACTCTTGGATGAGTTTTCTTCTGTCTGTTTAAACCACCCGAGTGTTTGTTAACTAGGCTGTCTATGTCTTGTACTTTCTCTTCAGGTTCGTTTGCAAAAGTTTCTTCTTTTTGCTCGTCTTCTGGATTCTTGATTATGTCTCTCATTCTTGCCATGTCCATTGAACCTGCCGCATCATCATCGCTTGGTGCGTCCATGTCTGATCCATGTTCTGGCTCTTGGTTAATCATGTCTTGGTCAACCTGTTGCACGCCTGCAAGTTTTAATATCTGCATCATCATTGACGCTTCTTGTGGAGTGTCTGCTGAGATTTGGATTGCTTCCTTTACAGTCTCTTTTTTATCTTCTTTTTCTTCTTTGCCTGCTTTTTTATCTTGGTACGCTTTTAAGCCAGCCGGTATTTTACCTTCTACTGCTTCTTCTGTTCCATTGATTGAATCATAAAAACCTGCTAGGCTTTCACCGTGTTTCTCTAAGAATTCTTCTCTTGAAAGTTTTTCTGCCTCATCGTGCAAGTAGTCTTTCATGCCACCCTCTGTGACTGCTTTTGGATTTGTTTTCTCAACGTTCTCCACTGCGTCTTTAACCAATTCAGGTTTTGATTCTGCTATCTCTTTTAATTTTGTTAACACGTCGATCATTTCCATAACTTATTTCCTTTTTGGGTCTGGGTGTGGGTTAGTTGATTTTGATAGAGGACTTGGTGTTCCTTCTTCCTCTTTGCTCATTGCATTCTCTTTTTCTTTTGGAGCGTCTTTGTTTACTTCTCTGTCTTTAAGTAATTCTTTCAATAGACCCATGTTTGCTTTTGTAGAATGATAATCCTCTGCATCAACTTTAGGTGCATCTTTGTATTCGATATCATGCAGTTTGGTTGCGTATTCTGATTTCTGTGCAACCTGCATGTCGTTTTGATATTCTTCTGTTGGTTCACCTGGTTTTCTAACAACTATGTGTGTTGCTGGAATCCTTAGTAAGTCTGAAAGGTATTCATGCATTACTCTTGGTGACTCTGGATAATTCGTTGTCACATCAAAGATCGTTACCTGCTCATTGCTTAAGGCAGGAAAATCAAGTGGTAGAGTCATGATGGGTGTAGTCTTACCTGCTGACATGCTGGAAAGATCAAATTTTTTCAGTGCTGTTTCTAAAGCATTCTTATCAATATCTTTAGATGCCCCTGCGATCTTAATTTTGTAGTCATATGACTTAGTTGATTCCGTTAGGTAGTCTTTGAATGTGCTCATATGCAATATTTAGTCTTTTTTAAGTAGTTTCTTCATTAATTCGTTACGATCAGATATAACAAATCCGTCGCTTTCTTCCACTGGACCACCGTCTTTGTTGCCGTCTTTGTCCAATTTCATCTTTTTAAGTTGCAGTTCCACCATCTTGAGCTTCTTGTCTATCTTGCTACCCTTAGCGTCTATGGCGTTACGTAGGAAGTTACCCGCAACCTCGAATATACGCCCTGAATAACGTGAGTCAACGTTCATACCCAGGTCCATTAGGTTCTTGTAACTCTCTTCCGCTTCTATGGCCAGTTTATCTAACTCTAGATCTGACAACTCACCTAAGCCTTTGACCTGTGGCAGTGCGGCCGCTATCTTGTCAAATTCCGCATAACTCTTCTGTAGGTTTGCTTGTGTCTTTGGGTCTAGGTTTTTGGCAGATGGGTGTTGGCCGTTGGCCTCTTTCATCTTCTTATCTTTTTCCTTCTTGTCTACCTCTTTGAAGGCTTCTTTGACATTTGGTAAATTTAAGATGTCTTCTAATTTCTTTGTCATTGTCGTATTTACTTACGTTTGCCGTTGTGGAACAACTGTTCTTCTGACACCACCCTAAATCTTATCTTTCTTTGTTTGGCATATGCGTTGGCGGCCTCCCACTTGGCCATGTTTATCACAACCTGTTTCTTCTTTGCCATGCTTTTGCCCGCGGCCTCCATGGAGGTCTGACTCATGGGTTTGACTTCTACCATCTCAGCATGTTTCTTGCCCTGCTTGTCTTGATACACGATAAAGAAGTCAGGTACGTACACAGTGTATTTGCCTGTGAACGGATGCCTGTAAGGTATTTTTATAGATTCAGAGGCCCATTGGTACACGTTAGGGTGTTCATCACACAACCTCATGAAAGAATGTTCCCAACTTGATCTATAAGTTGGTGTCTTTGTGCCCACATACTTCTCTTGATTTTTGGGGGAGAACTTGCCCCTAGCAAATCTTGGTAACATTAGTCTATTATGTTTCTAGATACCGTCTCTTTGGTAGTCAGTGTTTTCCTCACACCCAACCTGCTTGACTTGTATCTGTTGGCGTTCAATATAATAGTCATCAACTCTGACAGTAGTGCTGGAGTGGCATAAGTCAATGAATCTAGTATCTGTTGTGGTTTGATGTTGTCTATCTTGGCCTGTGACAGTATAGCATATGCTGTAGACTCCGCCGCCGACCTCGAGAAATTTCTTTTTACAAAAAATGCTATGGTGCTGTCATACTCGCCAACGTTGAATTCGTAATCAGTCTCGTATGTGTTTTTTGTGAGTTTATCCACGGTCTCCTGTAAATCGGCTTTAGCCTTTGGTGGTAGGTTTGTGTAGAATTCAGCCATTATAATGTTGCCTTCTCTGTTGCTATTTCAACGTCCTGTGTCTGCCTTTCAATTTTAATGTACCCTTCTGTCACAAGTTTTCTCACATTTGTGATTGCTTTGTTAGTATAAACATTTTTTACATTAGCAGTAGATGATGCTTCATATTCTAAATTGGACTGTGCCACTGTTAATCCTTTACGAGAACCTATATCTCTGAAGTACAATGCGGCCGCTATCTCATCTCTGACATTCTCATCGTTGGACACAAGATTGAATGCCTCATCTGCTCCTAGGAAGTTTGCCGTGTCCACTGTTGAATTTGTTATCACTGTGTTATTGGCTTGATTTTTGTTGTCTGCTGTTCCCCTGGCAGAAGCGAGGGCAGTAACACCCAACACGGCCGCACCAACTGAGAACTGTGCCACAGGATTGGTTATCGATCCTGCCTGCTTGCCAACTGCTAACACACCGTCCTTGGCAATGCCCTTTAATTCTTCTTTTACGTCTGACTTCTTGATCTTTTTGGCATTGTTGTAAGTGTTTGATGCTGACAGTATTGCACCCAGGATGTTTCCTGATTGCACATTTCTAATCACTGAACCTACGCCGTCAACGACACCACCTGGACCAAAAATACTATTAGTTCCTCCTCCTAACACTGAGAGAGGACTAGGTGAATTGTCATAATTTATTGTTGCAAACCCTGGCACATTGTTCTTGTTGACTATTCCTGATTTGTATATCACGGTCTCATATAGAATCTGCATTGTGTTGTTCAGCACACCTGCACCGTCCGCCTGATCTAAGTTATCGTGTGAGAATGAGCCTATCACAGGATTGACAAGAGTCATTGATGTGAAACGTTTTTTGTGTAGCACGAAAATTTCTATGCCCTTGAGGTAAGGCTTGCTTTTCTGCCTAGGCGTATCCATACCAAACTTAGTGGTCTTTCTCGCATCACCGTAGTTGTAGTAATCGTCCTTGGTGTTAGAAATTGTTAGGTCGTTGTTCATGCCCACGCTGTCCGCTATGTTGTACTCATAGTACTTCTTCCAGAATGCGTTCACAGTGTCTGCGTGGTCATCGTGGAATGTTATGTTAACTGGTTCGTATGCTATCCTGGTACCAGCATACATCTTCTTGTTGTACTGTGTTTTTTCCTCATAACTCATGTTATACTTGGGTAGGTCGCACTGCTTGACCAACATGTTCAGTTGGTACCTCTCATTTGAGTTGAATCCTCCTTGGAACAAGGTCTCGTCGGTGTTGAAAACCACATGGAACAGGAACTTCTGTTTTGGCATCAACTTGAAATTGTCGTCTATGTACAATCTCGATGCGTGTTGGTAGTCTTTCATACCCGGTAATCCGTCCTGGAAACCTTTTAAGAAATTGTTAATGCTTGGCATACTCGTATTTATGGCCACAAAAAAAGCGCCTATAAAGACGCTTTTGATGTTATAATTGCTAACTTAATTTTTTGTATTACTGTCCACCACCAGTACTCAATGTACCGATCGTTCTAGATACTGCTGTTCCTATTCCTGTTCCTGTTGGAGTTTGGATCGCGTTGTCGTATCTTACTGACATTGTGATAGTTGCTGGATCTGAAGTTGCGTATGCTAGTGAGTTGTAGTTTACGTTCTCAACGTATGCACCGTACAATTCAAATGTTTCTAAAACATTTGGTGCACTCGCTCCATTACCACCATCTAACATTTCTATTCTACCAGTGAATTTGTAATCAATACCTGATGCCGCACTTGATTGTTCGAAGAAATCAAACTGTTTCTGGATCTGTTCACCAACCAGTTTAGTAACTGAGTTGTTAACATCATCTCTAAGAGTGATTGTGATTGGATCCCAAGTGTGTTTACCTGCAACGTACACTTTTGAGTTGTACACGTCTAGTGTAACTGTGTCAAAAGTCAAGTTAGGTCTTGTTATATCAATAACTTGTTTTGTAAGTTCTGATCTTGGTGTTGATACTCCAAAATTTTCAAGTATTGCTCTGAAACGATACTGAAGTTTTGGCATCAACAAACCCTGTGATGCTGAACTCTGATCGTTTGCTAAAGGTACTGTAAACTTTGATAATGTTGATATTGCCATATTTTTTCTCCTTTATCGAAAATTAGTTTCCTAATTTTGCAATTTCTCCTGTGTTTTTGATTCTCAACGGTATGTAAATGAATTCAACTGATTTGATTGGCTCAATTGCTATATCCACGTACAATTCGTTTCTGTCTACTCTTGTAGGTGTGTTGTTTGTCTCATCACAAACTACTAAGAAATCATACAACGCTCTCTGACCCGTCAACTCCAACAAGAATGATTCTACTGCACCCTTGATCTCGTTTCTAGTTAACTCATCATTTGGTTCAAATATGAACGGTTTAGCGATTGCATCAAGTTGTGTTCTTAGATACACTGCTAATCTTGAAACGTTGATTCTGTCCAATGCAGAACTTGCCGTTGTTTTAGTCAGGTTACCGAAGTTAACAATTCCTGCACCTGAGAAGAAAGTGATTGGGTTCACTTTAACCTCATGCATTGAATCTCTCACTGACTCCGTAACAGATATTGTTTGGAACTCTCCTGATGCTGTGTCTATGTAACCAACTGATGTAGCATTGTCAACAACACCTCTTCTTGTTCCTGATGGTGCGAACCATGGGAAAGCGATGTTGTCATTGTTTGCTAGTGTCCTCAACATCATGTGTGATGGTGGAACAACAATTGATTTACCTGTGTTGTCTGTTGTCAAACCAGATGGATAAAACACACCCAAATAATCACTTGAACTCACAAGGCCGTCTTCACTGTTGTCAAGTGCTGACGCTGTATTGTTAGCCCAGTTTTGTATTGATGTTGATGTACCTTCTAATCTCATCGGTGTGTCACCAACTACAAACGCTGTGTTGTTTCTGTCTGTGTTTAAGTTGATCATGTTTTGCATCAACTCTGGGTAACCAGGTGTAGCAATTACGTTGAATCCTCTTTGATCTTCTCTGATTGCTTGGTTAGTGTCCATTTCTGATTTAAGTTGTTCAACAATTACTTTTCTCTGTGCTTTTCTTCCAAAAGAACCAGAACCGTCTGCGTTGTTGCTTGATTTAGTAACCCATCTATCAGGGAAGTAAGTTGATACACTCTCGT